AATCATTAAACTATCCGCTCCGACCTGTTGCTTCCCATATGCTTCCCAGGATCGGAGGACCCAAACGGATTTCCTGCGATTTCAATAGGTTAGAGTTGGAAACCTTCAGTCTATCAAACAGCGGGTGTTCTGGCGGCCGGGTGCGGTGCAACATTAGCGACCGGTCAGTACCACAACCGGCGGCTGCTAGGCCAACGCGCGCACGCGCGCGCCGAGCGCATGGGGCGAGCGCGAATTATTTTGGGACCCCCTCCCGCCCCCGCCCCCCGGAAAAGTTTAGGCTAGGCTTGTGTAGGACAGGAGGTGTTGTGATGGGAGTGAAGCTGCACATGCGGTTTTGGGGATTTGATGGGGGATATTTTTACTGGTTTGATCCTGGGTGGTTACGGGTTCCGTATTATGCGGAGCTTGACAACTATGTGTCCACTCTGATAGGGGGTAGTTGTGGTGTTGATGAGGAGACCCGGCCGAGGCAGGCAGTGAGTAAAGGAAGTTGAGGCCGGTAGGTGGCGGGGGGTTTAGGTATCGGTTCCCCCCGTTGCCGCCCCAGGTTTTGGAGATTTTGATGACGTTATTATTTGAGGCGACGAGTGTTGATGAGTTGTCGCGATTTTTGCGGCATGCGGGGGCTGGACAGACGGTTTTGTATTATGTCGGGTATTTGGCGTTGGATAAGTGCAAGAGTTGGGAGACGGGCAAGGCTGGTTTGCCCGAGTTGTCGCGTGCGGTTTGGGAGGCGCGCGATCGGCTGGAGCTCAAGCAGAAGAAACTTGGAGAATTTCAATATGAGTATCGAGCCACGACCCGATGGTGAGGTTCCGCAGAACACGGTGAACGAGCGTTTGATGTTACGGGAGTGGGCGGCTTCTGGTCGCGATCCGGTGCATTCGGCGGGGTATTTGTTTTCGGTGAGTTTGGTTGAGAAGATTGGGCGGGATCGCGAGGAAATGGGTGTGGCGTTGAAGCATCGGCGCGAGGTTGAGGAACCGGGGCGATGAGCGATGCGACGGAAATCCGGACGTGGCTGATTGAGTGGTTTAGGGCAAATGGGGCGGGGGTGATACCGATGAAGGGGCACGTGACTGGGCCGGCGGAAACTGAGTTGGTGCTGATGGCGTTCAACTTGAACAAGCTGGCGTGGGAGTTGGCGGATCGGATCGCCGCGGATGATAAGGCGGATTGAGGTGGATCACTTGTGTGCTTACCGGGACCAGCTTGCGACGGCGCTTGGCAGGCACAAGCGCGACCTTGACCTATTGCACCGTCAGCTAGAGGCTTTGCGCGAGGAACATGATAAGCTGCGGACCACGATCGAACTCTTGCTAGCAGAGACGAAATGAAACTCCCCGACAATTGGGTACATTTAGCGTTGCTGATTTTGGTAGCGGCGACGTGCGTTGGCGTGTGGGGAATTTTCAACAAACTACCACCGGTGGGAACATGGTGACCTATGTCAACGATAAGTGAGCGGCTGAGCGAGTTGGAACAGGAAGTGACTGAAGCGCTGGCACGGTTACCGGAGCATCATCAGGGCGACCGCGGGCGCTGGGGTTTGGTGGTTCAGATGTGTTTAGGGGTATTGCAGTTCGTAGGCGAACGCGGCTCCCCGCCGGAACCGCCCGAGGTACTGGAGGGTCCGGTGCCGGAGGGCGAGGTGGGACCGCCGGAGCCGGCACCGGCACCGACGACGATGGAAGAACTGACCTCGGACGATTTGATTGACGATTTTCACGTGTCGCGCCGTTCTGCGGATTTGCTGACCAAGGACGGCGCACAGATTTTCCGGCAGGCGGCCGAGGCGACTGATGACCAAGAAACCGCGGACGACACCGAATAGCGCTGAGCCTGCGCCGCTCGCGCCGCAACCCCCGCCGCCTTACACGTGGATTGGGGTTTACGCGGCGAACCCGCAGTGGTCGATTGAGTGGGTGGATGCCCTCGGCAACGTGATGAAAATCGAGCCTATCACCGGGTGGGCGTTGGGCACCCGGCAGTCTGACGGGCTTGATTTGCTGGTACCTATTACGGCGAAGTACCCGATTTTCTTTTCGCAACAGACGCAACCCTACCGACTTGTCGGGCCGCGCGAGCAGGGCGGGGTTGTTGATCCAGACCCGAGCAAGTGACATGCCCGCAGAAAAATTCACCCGCAAGGCTAACACCCCGACCAAGCGCCGGCAATGGCAGCACGTTTACGAGAGCGCGATGTCGCGCGGTGCCTCGCGCGGATCGGCGATCCGGCAGGCGTCCGGGGTTGTGAAGCGCGGCAGGAGAATGCGGAGGGCGAGGCGAGGATGACGAGGCGGATAGGGAATATCGTTGTTATTGAACGCGAGCCTGATCGCGTTTGCGAGCAATGCGGGGCGGTTGGGGAGTGCCGGCCGTGGGGTCCAAAGGGTGAGCAAATCTGTGCCGACTGTGGGGAGAAACCGGGAAACCGCGCCAGCGTTGAAGCGCATCTATCTGCGCTGTTTAGCCCGCTGCATTGATGGATGATTCGACCAGCATTACGATCGATCTACCCGCGCCGCCAAGCGTTAACCAAACCCGGCGGATAGACTGGGCGGGGCAGGCGAAGCGCAAGCAATGGATCACGCGCGCCGATTGGATTGTGATGCGACAGCGGGTAGGGCGGAAGATTGCCGGCCGCTTCGAGGTCCAGATAATTTTTGCGGAAAAAACCAGGATTGACCCGGATAACGGGCTTAAGGTGGTGTTAGACTATCTGCGCCGGATCGAGGCGATACCCGGCGACAGCTTCAAATTTGTAAAGCGGATCATTGTGGAACAGGGCGAAGCTCCCGAGGGTGTTAGGGTTGTACTCAAGCCATGCGGGGGGGACGCACAAGCGAAATGTGGATAAACGACTTTGCTAAGACCCTGATCCGGATAGCCGAGCAAAGCGGAAACGCTGAAAAAGCGCACTTTGCTAGGGCATTCGCGCGCGACATCGGCCGCTGCTACGTGGAGGCCAACGACCTCCCGGACGACCCGCGGGCGGCAGCCCGCTTCGAGTTTGATTGCTGGCGGTGGTGGGGCCGGAAGGGCAAACTGGGATTGCCGGAACGCGCCTAGCGGGAGTATTTTCCCGCCATGCAACATATCCCGAAGCACGTGCCCGTCCCGGCCGTTGCGCCGTTCCCCGCCGACCGGTTCATAGGTTTCATCAAAGAGCTAAAAGTCATCACCAAGGACTACGGTCTAGTCCGGTTTCAATTGCTTGGTACACAACAATATGTGTTGGACGAGATTTGCGAGGGGCTAGCGCGGGGGATAACGACATTTGTCATTCTCAAGGCGCGCCAGCTTGGAATGAGCACGGTCTTCATCGCACTCGACCTGTTTTGGGCGTTCCAACATTCCGGCCTTGCGGGCGCCTTCACCACACACACCGAGGCTTCCCGAGACCAGTTTCGCAACATCATTGAGACATTCTTCAATCATCTGCCGAAAACGCACAAGATCACCTATCAGAAACACAACCGCACGATGCTGATACTGAAGAACGGCTCGACGTTTCAGTATTTGGTCGCCGGCGTTAAGGAAAAGACCACGGCGAACCTCGGGCGATCGGGCGCGTTCAATTTTTTGCACGCAACCGAGGTCGCATTTTGGGGCAACGAACTGGACCTAACCGAGTTGCGCGCGACACTCTCAACACATTACCCACATAGATTACAGATTTATGAATCGACCGCGAACGGGTTCAATCACTGGGAGGATATGTGCACTACGGCGATGGATAGCCGTACGCAGAAATTCATATTTGTTGGATGGTGGCGCAACGAACTCTATCAATTCAATCGCGAGGACCCGCGGTTTGACGTGTATTGTCCTGGGCGCTCCGACGAAAAGCTAAACCACCTTGAGCGCAAGCGCGTCAATCTCGTGAAGGAAATGTACGGGTTCGACATACGGATTGAGCAAATAGCTTGGTACCGCTGGAAGCTTGACGACGACGCCTCCGGCGATCAGATGAAGATGGACGAAATGTTTCCGTGGGTTCCCGAGGATGCATTCGTCGCTACCGGCTCGAAGTTCTTCACCAACGAGAGCTTGACCGACGGGATGCGGCGAGCGCGCCGGGTGGCACTCTCACCCTATCGCTACATAATCGGGCCGGAGTGGACGGACCTTGCGATCGTGCCGTCGCCGCTTGCGCGCGCGGAGCTAAAGATTTGGGAGGAAACGAACCCGCATGGCCATTACGTTATTGGCTGTGATCCAGCCTACGGGTCAAGTGAAACAGCCGATCGCACGGTCATTCACGTTGCCCGAGCGTTTGCTGATAAGCTTGTGCAAGTCGCTGAATTTGTCTCCCCGACAATTAGCACATATCAATGCGCTTGGGTCCTCGCACATCTGGCAGGGTACTATTCGGGGGCCGCGGGGGCTCTCGTTAACCTTGAGATTTCAGGTCCCGGCACCACGGTTTTTCAAGCCCTCAACGACCTCCGCGAACAAGTCATGCAAACCCCGCCCAAGGGCAAGGAGGCGATCCGCAACGTCCTAAACTCAATGCGGCATTTTTTGTATCGCCGTCCTGACGCGCTCGCCGGCGAGCTAGCTTATCAGTGGCGCACGACGACGGATAACAAGCTGGCGATGATGACGGGGTTCAAGGACAGTTTTGAACTCAACCGGCACATACTCAATTCGATGCACCTGTTAGAAGAAATGAAATCGGTTGTTTACGAAAACGGCGTGATCCAAAGCGAGGGCCGCAAGAAGGACGACCGGGTGATTGCCGCCGCGCTCGCCCACGAGGCGTGGGTGAGGTGGGCGCGCTCGCGATTGCGCGGGATGGGGCTGACGTTCGCTAGGTCGATACAGCGCGAGGCCAACCCGACACCTAATCAGGTTCAACGAATGGCGTTGAACTATCTCAAGGAGGCGAAAATTATGGTGAACGACCAAGCAACAGGAACATGACCAAGCCGGAAGCCGATTATCAGTCATTTCATTTGGTGTATGCGGCTAGGGCCACGTGTGCGAGGTGTGACAAGCTAAGTCCGGTAGTGTGGTTTCACCGTGCAAAGAGCGGACAGCGCGATCACCGCAATTATTTGGTGCGCCGGGAGATTGCGGAAGCGATGGCGGCGGAGGGATGGGAGCTTAACACCCGCCTCGATAAGTCTTTTTGTCCCACGTGCAAAAGGATAGGCAAGCCATGATGACCCGCGAGCAAGTGAAAAGGGAGCTACAGCGCTTTGCGTATGATCCAAAATACAAGGGCAGGCACAACAAGGTGCCGCTGCAAACCCTGGCCCGCTATGCCGGGCTCTCCCGGAAAACCCTGATCGACATTGTCCACGGGGCTCGCCAAGCCGGCGACAAGACGGTTATAAAGCTATCGCCCGTCATAGAACGGATAATCGCCGGCGAGTTGAAATTCGTCCGCACAAAATATGAGTGGGAAATTCGCGAGATCGGAAATGCCAACCCGCACGTTTCTGTGTCTCAACCGCAATTGCCTCACCGAGTTTGATAGTCAGGCGGAAGCTAGGTATTGCCCGCGGTGCCGCGGCAACCGGGTCCGTTGGGTTCCCAAGCCGGTCGCGATTATGAGCGGCGCGACCAAAAAAGCCGATGAAACGGTGCGCAACCTCGCGACCGATTTCGGCATGACCAACGTCAATTCTCCGGTGCGCGGGCAACGCGCGGCGCCACCTGTAACCCCCTCGAATATCGTGAATTTCCGCATGAGCAACGCGCCAGCCTGGGGCGGACAATTCGCGATCGGCGCCGACGGCAAGCCGTTCCCGATGTGCATACACACTGGGGTCAAGGGCAGAATGAAGGGCGGGGCGATTATCGACCAACGAGCGCGCTATACTCCCGGCCGGGACCTTGGCGGCGGCTCTGAAATCGTCGGCAGTTCCGGGACAGCCGCCGACATAGCCAACGCGGTCAAGGGGCTGAAATGATTATCCCGCTGGCAAATAAGAAGTTTCGCGATACCAAGGTGCTTGAGGTGCGGGATTGTTGCCTCAACTCGCGCGAGGAACGGCGCGCGCTCTATGACCTCCGCCGGCGGTTTTTCCTGTACGGCACCGACAACAACCGCACCGAACAGGTAAAATTCAACCGTCTACAGGCGCACCTCGACCTAGTCGCCTCGTTCCTGTACGCGGCCGACAATGCGAAATACGACCTCTCCGTAGGCCAGAACCAAGAGAAGATTTTAGTCGATCAGGCGTTAGCGCTACAGGACTATTGGAATAATGTTTTTCGCGACAGCGGCCTCGCCTACATGGTGGCCGACGCCATGCTGTGGTCGCTGATTTACGACACCGAATTTATGAAAATCGGGTGGTCGAACGAGCGCAAGCAACTCTATGGGCGCTTGGTAGACCCGTCGCAATTCGGCGTCTTTGATGAGAGCGAGATAGACCTCGATAATCAGGAGGCATTTGTTCACCGCTACCGGGTGCCCTGGGACAACGCGGTAGTGCGGCTGTTACGCGCCGGGCTCAAGGACGAAATCAAAAAGCTAGGCACTGCCAAGGGCAGCGAGCGCACCGACTACCCGCCGGTGTTCCAAGCGATCATGATTAGCGCGACCGGCGGCACCAATATCACCGGCAACATCGCCGGCATGGCGCCCGCGACGTTCACCCCGGTTCCCACCTATGAGCCGAAAAACGACATTGAGACGGTGGAGTTTCATGAGGTGTGGATGTGGGATGACGTGCATGACGACTACGTGTGCGTGACAATCGCGGAGCCTGACATCATCCTGAGCGACAGCCGCGAGGTGATCGCGGCGATGGGCAAGAAATCAATTCAGGACCCGTCGCAGTGGGCGACAGAGACCAATCCATTTCTTCCCGGCGAACACCCGTTCGTGCCGTTTTGCCCATTCACGTTGCCAAGTTTCTTTTGGGGCGAGGCGCACGCCGATCGGCTCATTCCGTTGCAGCGCTGGACTAACGAGCGGCTAGATCAGATTTCCGAGATTTTGGAAATGCAGGTTGACCCGCCTAAGACGTTCTCCGGGTTCATGGGGCTAAACGATGAAAAGGCCGGCGCCTTCGGCGGACCCGGAACCTGGGT